GGCGGGCTTCTCGTTGAACCGGTCAGACGCGGTAGGGGTCCAGTTCGCGTCCGAGTCCAGCACCGCGCAGGAGATGTCATCCCCGGCGGTGAGCTCGGCCAGGGTGGGGATCCCGCTGGGCGCGGCTGGTGCCTGGGTGAGTAGGGTGAATTTCTTCTTGCCGTCAGCAGCGACTTTCATTCGCTTGCCTCCTGTTCATTCTCCGGCCGGGCCGGTTCGGTTACTGTGGCGGTGGCCGGAGCGGCCGGTTCCCAGACCTTCCGTTTGGAGGGCGGGAGTTTGAAGTTGAACGGTTCGTTCAGGTAGTGGCGTGGTACGCGGCGTTTCTCGCCGCCGCCTGGGGGTACTGCGGTGACGAATCCGTCGTCTGCCATGGGGTCCTCCTAGTTGGTGATGAGCCGCCACTGCCGGGGCAGCCAGTAGCGGGCCGGGCTGGTCTCGGTGTCGAGCCGTGGGATGTCCTGGTTGAAGCCAGTAGGGTTGCGGCGCACCCGCCCGGTGCGGACCCGGAGGTTGCGAAGTGCGACGTTCACGGCGGCGTCCACTTGGCGGCAGCTACTCGCGTCGGCGCCCACGGCGGTGGTCTGGAAGTCCCAGACGAGGCTGTCGCCGTCCTGCATGCCGTCTGCTGTCAGTTCGTCAGGCTCGTCACCGTTACCGGCCCACAGGACGACGTATGGGTCCACGTAACCGCCCGTCTCAGGGACGCTCGTGGGCACTGCGCCGTCGTACACGGTGATGCCAGGCACGGCGCGGAGAGCGGCCAGGACCGGCCCTGTGAGGGCATCGGGGTCAACCATCAAGAACCTCCGCAGCTAGTTGCTCCATTGCCTGCGCGAAAAGCGGTTCGTGGATGTCAGCGGCTGGCCCCATGAACGGGCGCGGCGGGAGCGTGCTCGTCCCCAATTCCTGGTACTCGCCGTACTCAGCAGTGGGGCCAACCTCGGCCGAGAGGGTCCCGGACATGCCAACGGTGCGCAGGTCACTGGTCGTGATGGAGCCCTTGAGGTTGCCGGTAACGCGGCGGCTGGGGTCCTTTGGTGGCCGCTTCGGGTCACGTGGGGCCATACGCTTAGCATCGGCTTCGATGTCCTTGGCGACCTTGCGGACGACTACCTGTGCTTTCCTGCCGGTCTGCGGACCAGCCTTAGCGAGGTCGGCTGCCAGCTTGCGGAAGTCTGAGGCGTCAACACCCATCAGGTACCTCCTAGGCTGGGTTTTGCTGGGTGAGGTTGTCCGTGCAGATCAGGTCGCGCTGGAACTCGTGCGAGCCGAACAGGATTGACGTGATGCGGAGCCGGCGGCCGAGGACGAGGACGATGTCGCCGCGCTCACCCGCCCGCAGGTCAGGGACAGGGACGCCCTGGGGGCTGACGTGAGGGACCGCCACGAGGTACTGCCGCTCCGTCGTGGGTTGCTCACCCGGGGTGCCGCCGCCCTCCCGCTTGAGTTCCTGCGCCCGGCACATGGTGTCGTGAATGACCCGTTCACCAGTCCAACCCGGCGGCTTCGGGTAAGGGGCAGGGCCGTCGCTGATCCTGGCGACCTGGCAGGGGGTTGTCATGGTCCCGGCGGCGGTGGGGCGGTGGCGTTCCGCCCAGCGTTCCGGGATGACCCGCGTTCGGGGGAGAGGCATCAGTACCACCTCATCTCTTCGCCCTCGCCCCGGGCCGGGTATCCGAGGGGGATGACGTCAAAGAATCCGGCGTCGGCTGCTGCGTCGGCGGCGTCCGCTTCGTCGTTGAGCTGCTTGGCGAGGGCCCGCAGCTCGGCGGACACGGCCGGGCCGTCAGTGGTGAGGTCCTGGGTGCGGATCTTCTTGGAGATCAGCACCTCCGAGGCGGCCATGACGAGGAGCGCCTTCGCTGCCGTCCGGTTCACGTTCTCCCCGCAGAGGGTGTAGAACGCGTCCAGCTGGTCGTCCGTGAAGATCCGGTCAGCAGGTGCGTCCGCGATGTCAGTAATCAGGAGGCGCACCCTACCGAGGGGGAGGCTGTAATCGATAGCCCCGTCAGTCGTGGAGAAATCAGATGCCGGTGTGCCGCCGTCGTAGTCCGTCACGGTGCCTCCTGTGAAGTTGTGGGGTCCGGAGTGGTGCTGCCCTGCTGGATTGATTCGCCCAGCAGGGCAGCCCGGGAGGGAAAGATGGCCAGCCGCCCCGTTATGGCCCGGTCACTCCGGAAGTTGTGGGCTAGGCGCCCTTGGACGCCCAGACGCCGGTCGTGAAGCCGGGGTCGATGCCGTAGACATCGCGGCCCCTAAACCAGATCGTGTCGTCCCGGAAAGAGCCGGCATCCACGGGCACGGTGCCGCCGCCGGGGCGTTCGCCCTGGTCGCGCTGCACGCGGATGTCGACCGTTTCCTCGCCGGACAGCAGGGTCCGGATGATGGACGGCAGGTCCGAGTTCTTGCCCTGCACGAGAGCCCACGCGGTACCCTGGTCGGTGCCGAGGCGCTGACCGGTGCTACGGGACTCCAGCGGAGTAACCACGTTTGTGAACGGGTTCTGGATCCGGGTCTTGGTGACCTTGGACCCGTCCGTGACCTGCATCTCCAGCTCGGTGGCCCGCAGGATCCGGTTGACCTGGCCGCGCAGGGCTGGGCCGTGCACCAGGACCAGGTCCGAGGTGTCGACCAGCTCGCCGCGGTGGTTCTCGCGGAGAGCGAGTTCCTTCAACGCTGCGTCCAGGTTCTCCGGAGTCAGCGGGAGTGCCGAGACCGAACCGAAGAAGTCCGTGTTCCAGCCGCCGTTCTTGACGAGCAGGTCAGCGACGGAGTTGTTCTGGCCCTTGATGGAGCCGTTGCCGAGGGCCTTGGGGAAGTTCGCCAGGGTGGAGAACTCCCGGGAGCGGCGAAGCTCCCAGGTCAGGCCGTAGGACTTGCCGTGCTTGGCGGCGCCGTGGTCCAGTTCGGTTTCCTGGAGGGTGCCGCCCTTGTATTCCTCGCCCTGGCCGACGGGTTCGAAAGCGTCCCCAGTCCACAGGTCGACGAGCTTGCGGCGCTTGAAGTCGTCGACGGTGATGTCGACGAGCAGCGGCTCGAACTCCTTGACGGCGTCCTTCTGGGCCTTGATCGCGGACTTCGCGAACGCGTCACCGAGCAGAACGGGGAAGTCGTCAGTGCCGAACGCTTCGAGCAGGGTCGCCTGTGCGAAATGATCGGCGCCGGACTTGCCGCGGCCGAACAGAAGGGCGGCTTCGTGGACGCGTTCCTCGTGGGTAGGCGCGGCGCGGAAGCCCTCTTTAGCGAGAGTGTTCATTGGTTTCTCCTTACGCGCCGACGGCGGTCTGGGTCGTGTAGCCGATGGGGGCTACTTCTACGGGGCCTGCAGCGGCGGCCTTGGTGCCAAGGGCGATGCCGAACAGGTAGTTACCGGTGGCCGTGGTGTTCAGGGCGCCGGTGCTGGTGATGTAGACCGGGAGGCCTACGGTGGCGAGTGCTCCAGTGACCTGCAGGTCGTAGGAGCCGTCCAGCCAGATGGTGACCTTCTCCCCGGACTTGGCGTCGTGCACGGCGACGCCGCAGATGGAGTTGACACGGACGGCTTCGCCGGACTTCACGTCACGGGGGGCCGGGACGGAGATGTGCAGGGCGTTGGTGTAGCGCTGGTTCTTCATTGCTTACTTGCCTCCTTCGAGGGCGTTGATGGTGTCCTCGTCGGTGATGGTGCGCGACTCGGTGACCGGTGCGGGGCCGTTCCCGGCGGGCTTGCCGGCGCCTGCCTGGGACTGGAACTTCGCGGCGGCCTCTGCCACGGAGTCCGTGAGCTTCTTCGCGTCGAAGCCCTCGGAAGCTGCCACGAGCTGCGCGGATTCGGTGATGAACGCGGGGGCGTCCTCGCCGAAGGCTTCGCGGACGATGGCTGCTGCCTGATCCTTGCGGGACTGGGCTGCTTCGAGGGCGCGTTCTTCGCGTTCCTTCTTGAGGTCAGCTTCGGCCGTGGTGGCCCGGCTGGCGGCTTCACGGAGCTGCGCGAGCTCCGTTTCCTCGATGGTGGTTGTCGCCATGACGGCGGCCTCCTTCTTTTCGGTTACCGCTGCCGGGTTCGGAGCGGAATCATTGGGTGCCGTGACTGGCACGTAGGTGGTGGTGGGGCGCACTTCGACGCGGTCACCGTCGAGGGTGACGGTCGAGTCGGTGAGCGTGTAGGCCTGCGCGTAGGTGGTGGTCGCGTCGGGGTCCTCGACGTCGAACCAGACCGTTGCGTCGTCGTAGTCGCGCATCCAGATCCATGTGTCCTGCGCGCCGTAAGCGGCCCGGAGCGCTTCGCGGAGCAGTTCGCCGGTTTCGTTGGCGGTCGCTTCCTTGACGATGGACCGGGACTCAATGACATGAGCGGCTTCCAGGACCTCTGTGATGGCCCCGCCGCGGCCTGCGACCGTGACGAGGTCCACCCGGTTGAACGGGTGGGGAAGCAGCTTCTCCACAACCGGCCCGTCAGGGGTCTTCCGAATCTCGGCCTGGGCTGCGATGGATGCGCCGATAAAGTCCTTGAACTCTTCGACGAAGTCACGCCACGCCGAGGACACCAGCGCCTCGGCGACGAGTGCGCCGTTATCAGCTACCCGGGCGTCCTCCAATAGGACGAGTGCGAGGTTTCGGAGGTCGCCTTCGGGGCGTTCCATGCGCTGGAACTCGGTGTCGTGGTTGATGTGCCCCTGCGTTCCGCGGGGGAAGACTTTCTCGGCGGCTGCCGCCTCCAGCACGTCAGTCGTGTACGAGCCGGAGGACCCCTGGCCGGGGGTAATGAGGGTCAGGAGGACCCTGCCGGGGCCCGTGCGGGCGACTGTGCCGGCTTCTTTGACGCGGGTAGCCATTGCGGCCTCCTTGTATGCTGTGGGGGTGGGGAAGGATGATCAGAACGAGGGCGGCCCCGGTGAGTGCCCAGCTCACGAGTACGTGATGACGCACGTGGATCTGAATGGTCACGGCGGGTACATCTACTCGGCCTGCAAGTGGTGCGGGACGGTCAGCGTTGAGCAGCCAAGTTTCTGAGGTCCTTGACCGGTGTCACGTGCATTGAGTCGCGCCACCCGTCCGTTGACCGCCTCGTGGTGAGGTCGTCCCAGCCGACCTGCCCGGACCGGAGCAGCTGCAGCCGCTCGGGGCCCATGATGGCGCGTTGCGTGTCTTCGGTGAGGTTGTCGAACCAGTCCTTGGCGTTGGGGAACGTGTCGGCGGGTTCGTCGATGTCGAATCCGAGGTCACGCCAGGATTTCGTCTTGTCGATCCGGGCGCACCGGCCACAGTGGTGGTCGATGGGCCCGAACTCTTCGGGCGGGTGTTCGGTGCCGTGGTTCGCCAGGCAGGAAGGGCAGGTCCGGCGGTCGAGTGCAGCTGACCAGACCCAGCCGGTGAGCAGGTCGGTGTTTTGCTTCGCGGCGGCCAGGGAGCCGGCCCGGTGCGCGTCGAGGGTTTCCGTCCGTGCAATGACGAGGGCCCGTTCCAGTCCGCCGTTGAACCCCGACTCGGCTTGCTTCACCATCCGCCGTGCCGTGGCCTGCGGGTTGTTCCCGACTGCGATGCCGCGGATGAGGTTCGCTTTCATGGACCGGACAGCCTCAGTGGACAGTAGCCGGGTGCGGGCGTGTATCTGCTCCGTGGAGCGCTTCACGATCGCGGCGAGGGTGTTGGGGTCCACCCTGTCCCACGCGGTTACGAGCGAGGCGCCTACGCCCGGGAGCTGGGAGGTAATGACCGCTGTCGTGCCTACCCCGCCAAGATCGATCGCATCCGGCAGCCCGGCACTGATAGTCAGGTTCGCCTGTTCAGCGAGGCCCTGCAGCTCCTGCAGCGTGATTTCCAGGGTTTGCCGCAACCGGGTGTTCGCCCGGACCTTCGCCGCCGACACGTACCCGTTGGAGGCATCAGCCAAGACATCACCGATGGAGGAAACGTATTCAGGCTCCAAGCCTTGCCATGTGTTCACCCAAGCGGCCACAAGGTCCCGGACCTGCTGGTCGGTGAGCGACCTGACCTGGTTGCGCGTGTTAGCGGCGAGGGCCAGCGTTTCCGGGGTGATGGTCACGCCGGCCCCCTTCCCTGCTACACGATTGCTGCCGGGTCTTCGCCGCGCTTGAACCTGTCGGCTGCTGCCTGCCCGGCGTTTGTGTCTGGGCTGATCCAGTTCCCTTGGTCGTCCGTGACGTCGTCGAGGATCTCTTCGATGTCGCGGATCCGGAGGGCGTGGAGAATGAGCTTCAGGATCTCCAGCGGCGGGACCTTACCCGTGCCGTCGGCCATGACGATGGCTTCCATGAGGGTCTTGATGTCGATCTCTTCAAGATCGGGGAAGTTGACCTCGATGGTGCCGTCTTCGTCTCCGGCGAGCTGCGCGATGAGACGGTCCCCGTCCCTCGTTGTGGTTCCCTTCAGTGGGCCACGGGGTGCGAGGATGGCTTGCTCAATGGCGAACCCGCAGGACGCCCGGTAGAACTCGGCGTGGACTTCCTGACGGCCCAGCATTTCTAGACGGGTGGGGAGGTCGAGTGTTTCCGCGGTTGCCCGGGCCCCGGTGACGCCCGGGTCCGCGAGCAGGATTGTCACCGGGATACCCAGCGCTGCAGCGACCATCGCGGCCAGAGGCCGGCCGGATTCGCTGTCCAGTGTCGCGCCGGACTTGGACGGGAACTCAACCTCACCGGTGCCAGTGGCAACTAGTGACCCGGCTGGGCCCTGCTGGATCTGGTTCGCAGCAGCACGCAGGCCCTGCGCCTTGGACTTGGAGTCCTTCACGATCCCGGCAATACGGGACAGTGCCTTCATCAGAAGGGACCAGTCTTCCAGGAATTCCTTGTACGCCCGCGACCAGGGAAGGGCCGCGTAGCCGTCACCAATACCCCAAAGCCGGTCACGCCCAACAGGGTTGACCTTGATGTGATGTACCGCTGCGCCGCCAACAGTGCCCGGCCACATGACCGGGTGCCCGTTGTACGTCTTCATCTTCGTGAGCGGCTGGTACTTAAGCGCCGGGTAGTAGGCGGTCCGCTCCTTTGTGAGGGCGCCCAGGGATTCGGTGGGGGTGACTTCCGTCCACACCCGCTTGTAGAGCCAGGGGGTGAACTTGTCGCCCGGGTCGGTGACGATATCTTTGATCTCATCGAACGCGAACGGCCGGACCTGCACACGCCCATTGAGCGGGTCCACGAAATGGGCGATGAACTCGTTACCGTCATCAAACAGGTCATGCTCGATGGCCTGCCTCGCCTGGGCCCCGAAGACCGCGTCACGGTTTCCTTCATCGTTCAGGTAATCCTGCACGAGCTGCCCGACGTCCTGCCCGCCCTCAGTACCGCGGGCGTTGACCTGCACGCCCTGCCCGAAGACGTAGGAGGCGCGGATCTGCTTGGCCCGCTTCATCAGCGGATTCATGATGGATGTGATCCGGACCAGGTCGGCATGGCGTGCCAGCGCGTCACGGGTGAAGATGGTCCCGTCGCGGCCGGTCAGGGACTCCCACCCGATGTTCTCCCGCCGCAGGTCAGCCAGGGACTCCTGCAACCGGTCGACTTGGTGTTCAAGGGTGGCGATGGTCCCGTCGTCGGCCGGTGCGGCCTCTACTGCCTGGCGGAAGCCCATAGCTTCAAGGAGTCCCATGCGCCCGCCTTCCTGTTTAGTGTTCTGAGATCACGTAGCCGCGGTCGTCGTACTCGTCGTAAAGGTCCGGCTCCACAACCTGACCGATGTTCAGGATCGGCATGAGCAGGAGCCTGTTCACGGCCTGGGACAGTGCATCGATGGTGTCGTCGTGCTTCGAGGCCGGGAAGTTGACTGCCTCTTCGCGTAGCTCTTCGACGTTCGGGAGTAGCCGGGCAGTTGGCAGGACAACGTTCTTGGAGAACACGAGCGGGGAGATGGCCGAAGCCCTCGCCGTCTTGGACCCTTCCGGCTCAATCGGGATCAGGCCAGGCAGCTTTTGCTGCAGGGCGTTGATCACGGCCGGGCCGTTGGCTTTGTTCTCCACGAACGTCTGAATTGCTTGCGGCCACTTCGCCCGGAGAGCGAGCATGGCCTCGGCTGTGGCGTTGAAGTTCATCCGTGCCCGGACCATATCCAGCAGGTACGCCGTGTTGCCGATCCGTAGCCACACCTGGCCGACGACGTAGTCACTGTTCTTCGTGTCCGAGAACGTAAGGTCCCAACTGACGGCCAGCTCGTGGTCATCGCGGCCGATACCCGGGACGATGTGGGCGCCGTCCTCCCGGACGATCCATAGCGGTTCGTCGTAGGTGGCCCATTCGCGGGGGAAGATCCCACCCTCATCCGGCGTCGGCTTGCCTTGGTACAGGGCAGCCCATGAGCGGGGCCCGGTGTCGCGCTTGCGGCGTTCCCACTGAGCCGGCGTCATGCCGCGGGTAGTGACCATCCACTCGCCCGGTTCACGGCCGAGCGGGTCCGTCTCACCCAGTTCGGGGCGATGGTCCGCCTGGGCGGGGATGTTCACGACACGCCAGTCAGCGCCGCCGTTCTCCGGCTTGAGTACCATCCCGCCGAGGTCGTCCACAGACCAGCGCGTCATGATGATGACGGCCGGCGCACCGGGGGCGAGGCGGGTCATGGCGACTTCACGCCACCAGTCCCAGTTGCGTTGCTGGTAGCGGGCCGAGTCGGCGTCTTCGCGGCCCTTGACGGGATCGTCCACGATCATCAGTTCGGATGGCCGGCCAGTGAGGGACGCGCCTACACCGGCGGTGAAGACTCCGCCTTGGTAGCCGTTGAGTAGCCACTCGGACTGTGAGGCGACGTCGTTGCGGACTTCGAGGCCGCCGAGGGTGGTGCCGTGCTCCATGACGTCGTCGCGGATGACTCGGCCCCACCGGCGTGCGGTGTCGGTGTTGTAGGAGCAGACGGTGATGCGGGTGTCAGGGTTCTGCGTGAGCGCCCATTCTGCGTACCGGCGGACAGCCCTTTGGGACTTACCGGCCTGCGGTGGGCACGAGATGATCAGGCGGGCGTCCGGGGTGTTCCACGCCCAGACCAGCGCCTCATCGAAGATCCGCATGGTGTCCGTCTGGACCGTCTTGGGGTCCAGGGCTACGGCAAGCTCACCGGGAGTCGCATACTTTGGTGGCGGTGGCGGCTCGAAAAGCCTGGCCGCCGCTTCCCAAAGGTCAGTCACGGAATCCTCCTATGGAGCTTCCCGGTCCAAGTCGTTGCGGGTGAAAAGTTCGCGGCGGAGCTTTAGGGCGACCGCTTCAGCTTCTTTGATGTCCTCGAACAGGCCGCCATAGTGGGGAATCTTGTTGTGTCGGACTTGAACTTGCCAGCGTTGGCGGTTCTTATTCCAGTAGACGCCACGGATCCCGGATGTGCTGCCCTTGTGTGCACCTTTCTGGTGCTCCATGTTCTGCTTGCGGTCAGCCAGTCGCAGGTGGGCTGGGAAGCAACACGCGGTGTTGTGGCACGTATGGTCGATCTCGGCCCCGTCCGGGATGGGGCCGTTGGCTTGCTCCCAGGCGTATCGATGAGCGAGCATCGGGCGGCCGCCGGCGTTGAATGATCCGTAGCCCGTGCTGTTGATGGCGCCCGTGAAGATGAGGCATCCAGAATCCGGGACCAGCTTGGCGAGGAAGAGTTCATGCGTTGACCGGCGACCGAGCTTACCGGCCCGCCTGGCTTGGCTGTAATGCTTTGAGCAGAGTCCGCGGGCCATCAAATTTACCGCTTCACAGCCTGCAATATCGCACGTTTTCATTCCACTATTTTAGCAGATGAAGTGGTGGGAGAGCTTCCCGGCTCACGCTGCTGTACACCAGTGTTTGACCAGCGGCCGGGAATGCTCAGAGCGGACGCTGGGAGTTGCACCCAACCAGAGACTACGGCTCTCTAGAATTCCCGTAGCATGCCACGACTCGTGTCCGCGTGTGCTGGGCCCGTCCACCGTACGGAGGCAATCTGCCCAGCGGCGTCAGCTCATGTTCTGACGCCGATTTATTCAGTTGTGTGTTCCCGCCTCAGCCCGTGGGCTTTTCAGTGGGGGAGTGCGGCCGCCGATGGGCAGGTCCGTCCTTGGCAGGGCTGAAAGGTGTAAGAGCCCCGGCCGGCCTTCGCTGGGTGTCCCGTGGTAAACCATGCGTTGACCCTGGCGCCGCAAACAAAAGAACCCGCCTCATGGGGGATTGGCGGGTTCTCACGGACGCTACCCGCAGCCCCTCAGTGCCACGAATCGCATCTTGATCTGAAGATACGTGACAAGTCCTGCGACTGTCAAGCGTTTACGCTGCGATTTCAATTGGCTTCTTCAGGGACGGTTTTCCGAAGGGTGAAGCCTTCATCCTGGCCCACAGGTTCCGGACCTTCCGCACCTGATACACCGACTTCCCGTCCCCATTGGTCCCGATGGGAGTGAGCTTGCCCCGCCGCACCCACTGCCGAATCGTTCCCTGCGGTAGTGCCTCGCCCGTGACTGGGTCCGAGAGCATCCGCGATAACTCGGCAGGGGTGCCCTCGTGGACTCCTGCGTAGTCCAGGGCCCGGCCACGCCATTCGGACACGTCCCATGCGCTCTTGCATGCGGGACAGTTCGCCATTGGCCGGCCGGGGCGGGTGAAGACCGCGGTGCCGCATTCCTGCCCGTTGTCTTTTTCGGTGGGGCACATTCCTGCGAAGACGAGTTCCCCGGCCCGGTCGGTGGCGCGGCGGCATGCGTTGATCGCGGCCCGGAGTTCGTGCTTGAAGTCGCCCGCCCAGTCCTGGCGGCGGATCTCCCCGATCTGGGTGATGAGCCACAGGGCGGTGCGCACCGGATCCCCGACCGGGTGAAGCTGGGGGAGGTGGGAGGCCCAGCCGGAGAGGACGACGCGGAGGGTTTGGGCTTTGTCGAGCGCATCCAGGTTCACGGCGAGCTGCGCTTCCTTGTACCCGGATGACCCGACGCTTGCCGCGCCGACGTCGAGCCTTGCGCAGCTGGTTTGAATGTCACCCCACAGGAACGCGGCGTGCTTCAGGTCCTCGGTCAGGTCGGTGGCGCACTTATGGCAGAGGGTCACCCCTGCCGCCGTGGTTGGGTGATCCCCGCCCGTGCACTTGACCTGTTCCGTCACCCTTCAACCCCCGCCAGTCGCCAACCAGTACCACGTGTTATTGTAGCAAGTTGCGCTAGTTTCCGGCGGCAAGCAACCGCAACTGTTGGGGAACGATCTGCGGCACCAACGCCTGCTGCTCAGGTGACAGGCCGAGGGCGTCCAGGATTCGCCGGATGACATCAGCGACCAAGGCACCCTGGGACTCGGCCAGCTTCACCTTGCGTTCTTCTATCCCTGCGCGGAGAGCGAGGGCGCACACCTTCGCCAGGTGGTCGCGTTCCTTCATGTAGAGCTCGTACCAGACCGAGGGCCCGGCCTTCTCCGTAGTGACATCCACAATGCCTTGGGGTCCGACGCCGTCCTCGTGCTTCTCTTTGCCCCACACCAGCTGGTCCGTCTCCAACTCCTGGACTTTCTCCCGCAGCCAGGCGACGTGCCCCGCGGTCCAGTGGATCTCATCCAGCAGCGCCTTGCCTGGATCCACGTCGATGGGCAGGCCGAGGGTGCGGACGGCGTTGCTCATGATCTTCTTCGCCTTCTCTTCCGCCAACCGCTCAGCGGCTTTCTTCTGCACCTGCGGGGCTTTCCCGCCATGCCGGCCACACCGGGTAGCACCCGGGACTGGGCCGAGGCCGCACGCCTCGCCCTTTTTGTTCTTCGCCCCGCAGATCAGCCGCCCATCCCGGACCTGCCCCGGTGCGAACCTCGGATCAGTTGCCATCAGCTACCACCTTCACTCTCTGCCCTTCGAGGCCCATCTTGCGAGCCATATCTAAATCGGCGTACACGTACTTCCCGTTGCCGAGGTTCACACAGATGGCTTCGTCCCCGACTGCCCAGGTCGGCGGATGTTGGGCCCGCTTCTCGGCGTAGGCGAACGCCTCGGCATGGTTTGGATGGGCGGAGATGCCTTCGTCGCCGTGCTCGTCAACGCGGTAGTAAACGCACCATTCGCCGCACTCGTCCGCGAAGTCTGCCGCGCAGTGCTGGCAACGGTTCACGATCCAGTCAGCGGCCATTGAGCGCCTTCCTGGCTCGTTGGTATTTGATGGGGTCCCAGATGGGGGAGAGGTCGCGCCAGTAGTCGGTGCCTGGGCCTTGTGTGCGGGCTGTTATGGGTACTTGGGTGAGTTCCTGGATGCGGGCGTGCGGGCAACGGCGGACGTCGCCGGGGCGGTGTGTGAGCGGCCATTCCTGTTTCCAGCATTCGGAGTGCCGGCTGATGGTCCGGATGTTCGGCACGTAGGTGACCCTGACGGTCCCTTCGGGGGTTATGCGCACGTTCTCACCCTTCTTTGGTTGTTTGTTCAACATCAGCCGTTTCCAGCTTCTCGGCTTCCCTGGCGCGGATCTCCCGCTCAATATGCGTGATGAGGTTACACACGGGGCTTGCCTCCCTTGTGGATAAGTGCTGGCCGGCGGAGTGCTCTGGAAAGCCTGGTCTGCATTTGCCTGTGTTCTCGGCTGGTGATCGGGTACTCGACGGCGAAACTAAGGTTCGCTTCGTAGTTAGTTGCCAGCAGGCGAACAGCTTCCCCAGCCTCCTTGGCTGACTCCTCAGCCTGCTTGAACGCGGCGGTCACGTCGATGAACGAATCTCCGAGGATCAAGGTGGCGGATTGGATCTCCGTAAGGGTGGGCGCCTCTGGGTGCTTCGAGTGCGGGAGGAATCTTAGCTCCGTGGTCATGCTGCCTCCTGGTGGTCGTGTGGTTGTCTGGTGCATCCGCATCGGTATGCGCCGCCGGTTTCGTTGTGTGCGATAGCTAGGCAGCGTTGTTGCTGGTGCCAGTGTCCGCAGTGATTGCAATGCCACATCTTCGGGGCCCTCTCGGTTATCTGGGCTTGCGCCCGTTGTGGATCAGCGGCTTCATGGGCGGCCAGACAAGGGTGTTGCGTACGACGTGCCCGCAGCCTGGCTCTGTGCAGACGATGTATCGGGCGCCGTAGAGGAATGGCATGGCGCTCGTGTAGTGGCCCTTCACTGGTGCACCCTGCAGTTCTGGCAGTGTCCGATGGTGTGGGTCCGGTCTTGCTGGCAGCGGCGCCGGCGCCGGATCAGGATGCGTGCCACGACGCGTGCCCCGGAGGTTGCCCACTTCTGCCGGTAGTCGGGGTCCCGCACAGACCGGCTCACGACGCGGCCCGGAGAGACGCGGCGCGAGTGTGGCGCTCCATCCACATGCCCGGCATAAAAAGCAGGTATTCAACCGGCATGCTTGCCTCCCTCGGTCTTTGCTACCGTCTCACGCCACTCCCATTCAGTTATTTCCCGGGAAACAATCTGGTACTTCACCCCACGCCAAGTACGCCCATCGTCTTGCAGCTTGTGATAGACATCTGCGGCGCTGTAAGCGGATGGGACGACTCGGACGTCGCTCTTCGATGACCGCCTCCAACCCCACTGTGTGCTTGTACTCGCTTCGGCTTTGGCGTCGGCCACCAACCCAAACCCCGCAGCAGACAAGGCCCGTGCGTAGCCCTCGCAGGTGTCGCGGCAGTCTTTGCAGGCGTCCCAGCCTTCGAACTCGCAGTTGCCGCACCATGCGCCTTCCTGGTGCAGCACTTCGGCCATGGTCTTGCTCATTCGGACTCCCCGTGTCGTTCCTTGTAGGCAGCGATCATGCTGTCCTGAATTGCCTTGATTTGCGCCGCGTCCCTGCGTGCCTTTCGCCGGCTGAGCCACGTGCTGATGGCGAAGTAGGTGACTATAAGGACGATGTAGGGCAGCCAGTCGTTGATGAATGCGCTCATTCCCCGTCTCCCTTCGCAGCAGCCACAGCGGCGCGGATCAGTCGTGCACCTTCGAGGTAGCCGATGCTTCGACCTTCGTTAATGTTGGAGTTGATCGAGCCGTTATATCCCTTGGCCTCGATTGCCGCGCCCCGCGTTGCCAGGTCAGTTGCCACAGCTTCCACCCGGCCCAGCGCTTCCTGTGCTTTCCGTAGCTCAGCCAGCAGGTAAGCCACATCAGCGGGCGCGTGAGCGATGAACTCGCAGTTTCTCCGGTCCACATCGAACGACACTGCCCGCTTCTCGCCGGGGTATTCGACCCAATGCGGTTCGGCCTGCGCGTTCATCAAGAACCGGCCGTTTGGTCCCCAGACGACGCAGTCACCGCGTGTTGCAGTGTCCGCCTTCCACGGTCCGGGGGTTGCGGCTGCCAGCCTGTTCTCGATTTCGCCCACACGCGGGTCCGGGGCCGTCACTTGCCGCACTTCCCTACGTGGCGCTTTACCCCTGCAAGCGTCTGGAATATCTTCAAGCACTTCGGGCACCTAATCACTCCGCACCACCAACGTGCAGAACCGTCGCGGGGAGCTCAATGTTAGTTCGCGCTCCATGCCCGGCAACGACGTACCAGCCATCCGGGAAACGGTGGAACACGCCGCGCATCGTCCGGATGATGAAGGTGTCCTGTTCCGATTCCATGACGACTGAGTCAACAGGCAGTGCGTCGAGTTCTTCCACGGTGGTGACCTGCCGAGGCTTTGAGTGCCACTTCTGGTATTCAATGCCGCGCTCGAATGCCCATTCGGTGAGGTCGTCGTCATTTCCTCCAGGGAAGTCGTCGGTGACTCCGACCAAGTACGGGGGCCCTTGTTCGTCGCGTTCGTTCATGGTGTTTTCCTTGGCTTTGGTTGGGGCTTTGCGGGTTGGTGGACTTGGAGGCGGCCGAAGTACTCGATACGGGTAGGGGCCGGCTGCGGCTTTGGATTCGGGTGAATGCACCATGGGTAGTGCAAGCCGCCGATGCACCCGCAGTCCTTGCAGACGCTCACGCCTGGGCCTCGTCGTAATGAGGGAGCACCGCGAAACGGTACAGCGTCTGTGCTCGCCGGAACTCTTGGTACCGCTCCGGCCCAGTCGTGCTGGTCGGGTTTTCCTCCACGTACCGCAGGTAGACATCGTCGTAGCAGAGCATTGTGTGGCGCTCTGACTGCTGGTGGTACTCGGCGGCGAGTTCGGCGTCCGTGAAGCGCTTGAACCCCTTCTCGTCTTCCACCTCAAGGCCGGACCACCAAAGCCCAGTGATTGGGTGCTGGTAGTCGCCGTCCTCGTCCCGCAGGTAGGTGACTAGTTCGAGTGGTTCGCTCATCTTGTTGTTTCCTGTTCCCATTCGCGGGGCCGGTATGTGGGTTGTTTGGGGAGGGGCGCAGAGTAGTCGAACACCCGGCCGGACAGTTGGGTGGTTTCGGTCAGGTGCTGGTACTCGGCAGTCTCCCGGGCCGCCTCAGCAGCCAGGTCCTGGAGCTCCTGCGCGGTCATTTGCAGTCCGTCCAGCAGTCCGACGTATGGCCCTTGGGAAGCTCGCACGGGGAGCATGTGAGGTTGAGCTGCTCCGGGCCGTGCCAGAAGTTGCTGCACGGGACCCCGCAGGCCGGTACGTCTTCGATGAACTCCGGCACGGTGAAGTCTTCGCCGTCCAGGTAGTTCAGCCCGCAGTCCTCGCACAGGAACGAATCCCCATCGAACCGTGTCTCTGAGCCGCAAGCACCGCACGCTGGGCTTTGCACTCGGCAGGATGGAAGGCTCATGCTGCGGCCAGCTGTTCGCGGAGGGGAGCCATGGTCAGGACCTGGTAGGTCTCGAACGCCACGGCGTAGGCGGCGTGGGTGGGGTAGTCGTTGGGTTGCGGGGCGCGGAGGCCGGCGGCGAACAATGCGTTACGGGCGGCCTGCCTGGCCGGGGTGTTGGTCTGAGTCTGAGCACTCATCGGGTTTCCTTTTCGTGGGTTCGGCGGGGATTGCAGTCCGCTAGGCCGGGGGAGTATGTGGTCCCCCTAGCCTAGCAACTGCCACTTGTTTTAGCAACGATTACAACGCGTTTGTGTGCTCACGTGAAAGGGTCAGGAGCGCCACCAGATCCGCGACCGTCATTGTCACCCACTGGTCTCCGGGCTGGCCCTTCCCGTGCCGCTTGTGCACGACCAGGCCAGCGAGGGCGTCGTCGTTCCCACGCTCGGTTTCGGCCTCGGCCTGCCATGGCCCCAGCGTGGTTTTCGCGGTGTTCTTGCACTCCAGCACCAGCCTGTGCCCGTGAAGCCTAACCCCGCCGATGTCGCCGCGGTCCTTCGCGCCGGTCTTCGCCCGCCGCTCGATCCGGTCATCCACATGCTCGGCCAAGTACCCGGCGATGCTTGTTTCGAATGCGGTGCCGGCCTTCTTCGCACTGGCTCTGGTCCTGGTCATGTGCTACTCCTTCGCTTGATCGAATCGTACTCGCCGCGTTGGCGAGCTGTGAGCGTTTCTAAGGCGACAGTTTTAGGCGGCATGGCCAATCACCCCAGACCGCCCACCCGGACGCCCAGAACACCCCACAGAAGCCCGCGCAAGAGCCGCCTTGTAATCATTCCGGCAAACCAAAACCCAAGCCTCCGCATCCTCAACCCCCAACTCAGCGACCTTCCGGTCCGTCCCACCCGACAGCCGGGCCCTGGTCCGCCACGCGTCCAGCAGCTCCAGGGCTTCTTCGTAGCGGGCTTTGAGGGTCCTCGTTGTGTGGTGGTTGGTGGACCCTACGGGTGAGGTCTGGATTGTCATGATGCTTCCTCGGTTCGTGGTTCGTGGTGTTTGCCGATGAGGTCCCGTGGCCGGAGTCCGGCTTTGACGTCTCCCCAGCAGGCCCGGCAGTTGTGGTGTTCGAAGGTTGGGTGGTCTTCGCAGGGTGGAGAGGCTGGGATGTGGGCGGGTGTTTCGCCTACGGGGGTTTCCCAGTGTTTACCGGGCTGGTAGATGACCGCGGGTGTCCTGGCTGTGTGGGTGCCGTCTGGGTTTCTCCGGTTCGCTGCGGTCACGGCTGCCAGGACGAGCTGCGGGTACGTGGCTGGGTGGTTGATGTTTCGGCCGATGAGGGTCATGAGGGCCGGCACACCCCATTCGGGCCGGAGCTGGTGGAGCAGCTGGGCGAGGGCTTCGGCTTGGGGCTTCGTGATGGGCTGATGGTCAGTCAAGTGTTCACATCCTCACGCGTTACCTAAGTGACGATTGACTGATTTCTTTCCCACAAGGTCTTTAAAACTGCTGTTGAAACCAAAGGTGAGATAGGCACTTAGGTGAGTAGTTAAGTGGTTATGTTTATGGTGCTAATGGTTTGCTAACGGTTTGCTATAGCACCTGCTATGGCAGCTGCTAAGCGTTTGCTAGCCGGTTTGGCAGAGTTCGCAGCCCGGATCCACCATCCCTTTCTTGACGTGATGCCGGACGTGCGCACCCCTCTGCCCGGCCTCGGCCTTGTTCGCCTGGAACGCCTCGATCTGCGCCCGTGAGTGCTGGTGGGACAGGTAATCGTGAAGCTCGTATGTGCCGTCCTCCAGCGCCGTCACAAGCCCAGCCTCGATCAGTTCCTTCCCGGCCTTGGGGCCGCGCATATTCAGTTCCGCCCTGGTGAACTTCCCGTCTGACCTGGCGTCGTTGCAGTCAGCGATGAGCTCCACATGCAACCGGAAAGCCTTGTCCGTGAGGGCCCTGATTTTCCGGTGCCTCGGGTACTCATTCGTGAGCGTGAAGTACGGCCTCGTGTCCTTGGCCACGCGTCTTCCTTTCTCGTGGTGCCAGAACCAGCCGCACTCGCATAAAACGAGCACGACTGGTTCCTCAGGGCATGACTAAGCGGCTGCCGGGTGCCGCAGCTGAAAGGCCGCCAGCATGTCTCGTAGTGCTGCGGATGCTTGTTGGGGGACGACGCCGTTACCGCACGCTTTGAGCTGCTCGTTGCGGGTGAGGCCAATGGCCGGATCCGTCACCCACCCAGATGGAAGCCCCATCATCCATTCAGCAAACCTGGCAGACAGCCGGTAGTTGCCCTTGGCCGTTAGTTCGGTAGGGGAAGGGGCGGTTCCTCGCACGGCTTCCCATCTACGAATAGCCGGGGTGTATGGTCCCCATTCGACGGCAGCTGCCAGCCCATTCCCAGCAGTCCGTTCTCCACGATGATCGCCAGATCGGTTACAACTACCCGCCCAGGCTTCTTCCGTAAATGGTCCTGTGGGGTGTTCCCGGAGGGCTGCGCTACGGGCGTTGGTAAGAGCAGCCCGGGCCCAGCTTCCTCGCGTACCTGATCCGATAACCGCATAGTGGCGCCGGGGCGATCCTGGTTCCGTGGGCCGCCCTCCGCTTCCGCCGCGCAAGGTGTCCGAAGTAGTTTCCCTTCGCCGGCTGCTTCCGCCAACCCGTTCAGCAGCAGCTCCCCGGAGCGTGCCCCACTCCTGGTTCTGTTCCCGCCCTGCGTCATGCCCACTGTCGGAGTCGGCAGCAGATGCTCCACTTCGTCCGCGAGTGTCGGGCCGTGTCCGCCCGCTTTCCGCTTGTCGGGGTGCTGACTGCCGCCATTTACCGCTAGCTGAGACGTTGGTGTCTTCAGTAACACCAGGTCGGCTATCTGGTGAGTTAGGTACGGCTGATGTCCGTTCGCTACCCGTTCTGCGGCGCTGGTTCCCATGGTGGCCTTTCGACCCTCGCCAGTCGTCGGGGTCCGCAACAGGGACGAGTCCGGCACGTCGGACAGCCAGGACAAAGACGCGGAATCGTCCGTGGCAGGCTCCCACGTCAGCAGCTCGTATGCCACGCCATTGACAGTCATACCCGAGGTCGGAAAGGTCTCCGAGAACACGTCCAAGTGCTCGCAAAACAACCCCTCCGTCCCTGGTGTCTCCCATACATCCCGGGCACTGTTCCAGGTCGCTATCGGCTTTGGCACTGTAGGCTCCTCTCACGTTCTCCCAGACCACGTAGGTTGGCTTCTGAATGGCTATTGCTTCTCGCATCTGGACCCACAGGTTGGAGCGGGTCCCTTCGGTCATGCCGGCGCGCTTACCGGCGCCGCTGAGGTCCTGGCATGGCGTTCCGCCGCTGATGATGTTCACCGGTTCGATTGCGGCCCAGTCGATCTTTGTCATGTCGCCGTAGTTTGGGACGTGGGGCCAGTGGTGGGCGAGGATCTTGGATGGGGCCTCGTCAAACTCGCTGAACCACGCTGCGTCAGCGTTGAAGACATCTTCGACGGCCATGCCGAGGCCGCCGTAACCGGCACACAGCTCACCGAGCCTGAGCTTCATGCTGCTATTCCTTTCTGGAGTGGTGTGTTCTTCATGGCTTGGCGGAGTTCGCCGCCTTCGACGTAGGTCCAGCCGCGCCCGGGGAAGTGTTTGCGGATGGTTTCGCGGGCGAGGCCGGTGGTTCGGCAGACTTCGCGTTGGGAGGCGCCGTCGTTGAAGAGGTCGGCTGCCTGGTTGAGGAGCTCGGGTGATGGCAGGGGGTTCCTGCTGGTGCGTTTCATTTGGTGCAGCCGCGGCATTCGCCGGTGGAGTTCAGCGGCCCCTCACACGAGCTGCAGGTTGGGACGGTCTTGGTCTGCCGGGGAATGACGATGGGCGGCTTCGGTGGCTTGAGGGCGATGGTCTTCACGAGGCAGCCTCCAGCGCCGTCTCGGGGGCCTGCTTGCTGGGAATGTGTTCGTCGATCTCGTAGACGTTGAAGCCCGACCAGTGATGGTCGCCTTCTGGCTTGGACACGAACACCACGGGTGCCTGCATGTAGCCGAGTGACTTGATGAACTCGAGCGCGGCGGCGTCCTGGCTGACGTCGACGACGGTGTAGTCGGTGCCTTCGGCCAGGCCTTTCTTCTTGAACTTCCGTTTCGTGGCATCGCACTGCACACAGGCGGGCTTGGAATAGAGGACGACTGCTGCGCCGTCGCGGGCTTCGATGCGGGGCTGGATGTCGGTGACAGTCAAGGGTTGGTTCTCCTTTTGGGGATGGTGGCGGGCGCCAGGTTGGTCAGGCGCCCGCGTGTTGGTGGGTGGGTTTAGAAAGGCGGTTCGGCGTCCGAGGCGTTACCCCAGCCGCTGCTGGCGGTGTTGCCGCCGCCCCATGAGCCGGCGGACGATGCCCCGCCGCTGGGGTCCTGGCCGGCGCCGTTGCGCTGGGCCCGGTTGACCTTGGCCGTGGCTGACTTCAGGGAGGGGCCGATGTCATCGACTTCGAGTTCGATGATGGTGCGCTTCTCGCCCTCTTTGGTCTCGTAGGACCGGGACTTGAGGCGGCCGGTGACGATGACGCGCATACCCTTGGTGAGGGATTCGGCGACGTTCTCGGCTGCTTCCCGCCAGACGCCGGCGCGGAGGAAGAGGGTTTCCCCGTCCTTCCACTCATTGGCCTGCCGGTCAAAGGTCCGCGGAGTGGAAGCGATGGTGAAGTTAGCCACCCCTGCGCCACTTGGAGTGAACCGGAGCTCTGGATCAGCAACCAGGTTCCCGATGACCGTAATGGTCGTCTCGCCCGCCATTACTGGGCACCTGCCTCGGCGAACCATGCCGCGTCAGCTTCCGTCTGTTCGCCTTCATCGATCAACTCACCGGTGAGCGTGTCGGCAGCAGGTGCCGGGGCGGGCTCTGGGTGGTGCTGGCGTGGCGACACAACAGGCTCCTGCCTTGGCTCCGGTGCCGGGGCGGGCTTCGTGGGTTCGTTGGCGACGTCGCGGACAGCGCGGACCTGTTCACGGATGTACTCCGCTGAGGTCGGCACCCACTTGGCAAGATCGTGCGCGGCTGTCTTGAGGATCATGGCCGCCTCATCTGAGGTCCAGGGGGAGAAGGACTTCCCCGCGGTCGCTGAGGCCTTCTTGGCCCGCTCGATGCGTTCCTTGTTGACGATGACGACCTTGGATACGGCGCCGTCCTTCATGATGGCGTAGGCGTAGGAGCCGATGATCTTGCCGCGATCCCCACTGAACCAGTCAACTTCATGGATGGGCTTGGTCATGGTGCCGGGGTTCCACTCGAACCGGTCCTTCTCGTAGACGTTCTCCACAATCACGGACGACACGGCGCCGGCACGGTACATGAGCTCCACTTCGCCCTGGTAGCCGACGACGCCGAGGATCTTCCCGCCCTTGGGGGTGATGTAGTACTCGTCAGTGCCAGGCATGAGCCCAAGCTGGGCGGCCTGGGACAGGGCGACGATCAGCGAGCCGGGGTCCTGGTTCGCGCACTTGAGGACTTCGTCGTTCTTCCGGAGTGCGGAGAGGGCCGAGGTGAGCCAGCCGACGCCCTTGTCCTGAAGATGAGAGGGGAGTGCGGCGAGGAGTTCACCCTTATAGGCCCCGATGTTCTGCCGTGCCACTTCGATGGCGTTCATGTTGTTGCTCATTGGGCTGCGCTTTCTTCTGGGATGGTTGGGAGGTTTTTGGATGCCACGAGGTAGGGCGTTCCGCCGCCTCGTGACTGGCGGGTGAAAAGCTTCTTCCCGTTCCAGGTGATGGACTTTGCTTGGCCTGCCTGGTCGGCGATGTATGACTTGGCGCCTTGCTCGATGAGTTCGGCTGCTTTGCGGTCGGCGTTTGCTTTGAGGAAGCGGATTGCGTCGGCGTCGGACACTTCGAACTCTTCGTCTTCGATGCCTGGGTTGAGCTGCTTGATCGCCTCGTATGTGGCTGCGTGCCCGTCGAGAGGGTCAAGGCTTGGCCGACGCCCCTGTTCCAAGGAGTCCATGAACTCGGTGACCTTCGCCAGCATGATCGCGACGTGCTCGACGTCGTACTCGATGACGTACTCGGCGAACTCCAGGTACGTCTTGATCACGGCGAGGTGCACACGGCGGAGCCCAGTGGTGAACATCTGCCACTGTGCCTGGTCGTAGTAGCCCGGCGGCACCTGATCGGTTCCCGGTTCGCCCCACTCGGAGTCGATGGTGGAGGACTTGGCCTCGAACAGCTCGGTCCCCTCCGGTGTATGGACGATGCCGTCAGGGGTGGACGCGGCCCAGGGGATTTCCTTGTGGATCCACATGCCGGTCTGGGTGACCTGCCAGTCGGGGTGCTGGTCACGGAACCATGCGCGCACTGCCGGTTCGAGATAGTGCCCGCGGCGGGTGATGTCAGTGTCCTGCTCGCGGGGGATCTGACCGGCCATCTTGAGCCAGAGGGATAGGAATGAGTCGTAGGTCGAGTGCTTCATGATGGCGCTGACCTTGCTGGCCGTCATGTAGGTCATCCACTCGGCTGACCCGGGCGCCACCTCCGGGACGGAGGGGTCAATGAATGCGATGCTCATCGGTGGTCCTGTTCGTGGTGGCTGGCCGGTGGTGCCCAGCCGGCGGTTACGTGTTCTTGGGTTTGGGGCGCTCCGTCCACCTGGCAGGTGCAGCCGCCTTTGCAGACGTGGCCGCCGCATCCGTCGCAGATGCCCTGGCCGCGGCAGTAGCAGTTCATGGCTGGTCGCATTCGCCGTCCGGGCACGTCCCGGGCTTGTGGGCGAGGTGTGCGTCGTGGCGGCGTGCCGGGATGATCGAGAGCCCGAAGCTCACGAGGAGGATGATGCAGAGGAGGAGGCCGTGGCTGGCGAGCGGGCTCATGCTGCCAGCGCCCAGTGGTTGCGGAAGCCGCTGATGCAGTCGTCGATGGCAACCATGAGTTGGCCTTCGAGGTATTCGGCGAGCTCCGGGCCGTTGTCGATGGTGCCGGCCGCGTTCTGCTCAAGCTCAGAGTGGATGCCTCGTTCCAGCTCGGATAGTTCGTCAAGCCAGTTCAAAGCGTTCTCCACGTCAGACGGAAGGACGAAGATTTCGAGTGCTCCGGTGAGGCGGCAGGCGAGGCGCTCGGCGTCCTGGTCATCGTTGGCGACGTTCTCGTGGTAGCCAACGATCATGTTGCGGGCGACAGCTGCGGCCTGCTGTTTCGTGAAGAAGTAGGCGCCGCTGGTAGAGTGGTTGCTGTTCATCGAAGGATTCCTTTTCGTGGTTTCGGTGGGTGCGAGGTCCGCGGGTTGCAGCCCGTGGGCCTCTTTTTGTTGATGTTCTGAGTCTATCTGCAAGTAGCGACAAAAACAACTAGCAGTTGTTTTTCAAGCTGCGCGTGATGGTTCCATGGCGCGCACCTTGTACGTCCACTGAACCGACGAACCCAGCACGGCAGCGATCTCCGGGCCACGGCAGCCTGCATCGAAGGCAGCCTTCACCGCGAGCCGCTTCTTCTCCTGCGCGGCGGCCGCCTCGGTCTCCGCCTTCACTGCGTCGGCGTGCGCCTCAGCCAGGGCGGTGAGTGCCTGGTCCTTCTTCACTGGGTGCTCCTTGTCTTCTGGTAGTAGTCGATCGCTGTTGGCGGGATCCGCCATGGGCTGGTCTTCCCGCCCGTCTTGTACGCCCCCCGCAGCGCCTGGGTTTGGCAGTGCCGCTTCACCGTCTGCTGCGGCTCCGCCAGCATCAGCGAGACCTCCGGGACGGTGTACGCCAGCCGGGGGAGTGTCCCATCCTTCGGGAGAGTTCTAGGCGCCGGCACGAGGAACCCCCCGCCACGCATGCAGGAACCCACCATGCCGCGACTTCCTCGGGCTTGTGGAGAAGTCAGCCTTGGTGATCCAGCCGCGGTGCTTGGCTGTCGTGAAGAGGCCGCCCCACTGGTTCGGATGCTTTGGCGGCTCCGGGATGCCCCGGGCCCGCAGCGTGTCCGCCGTGAACGTCATCCCCGACTTCGCCAGATCCTCAATCTCACCCAACGCCCGGTCCTTCCAAGGAACCTCCGGCTCAAGAACAGCCGCAGTCATCGTTTCTCCTCCCGGGATATGAGCCAGTCTTTGGCCTCCTGCTGTGGGCACTTCTCGCCGGGTTCCAGTCTGAGGTAGCCATGGGCTTGGCATCCGCCGTGGTGGTCGAAGTGGCAGTCGTCCCGGTCGATGAGATCCCGGATCAGAACGGCGGCCCTATCCGCCTCGGCTTCAGCCGCCAGCCTTGCACCGTGCGGCGTGACCTTGCCGGCCCGCTGGAGGTTCATTATGTAGCGTTTGCGATCCCCCGCGGTGACTTCCATCTCCAGGTAGTTCGGCGCGTTGTGTTCGTCGAGCATGGACCGCATCGAGTCGGCGATGAACAGCAGTGTCTCCGCTGTCTCGGGGCCGCCGGCGTGCGTCTTGATTTCGAAACCACCTTGAGCAGACGGCCCCATGCTGTCGAGCATTAGTTCGTCACGGTCGCTCACGCTGCCACCTCCACGGCTTCGAGTGATGCCCGGATCCATTCAAGGTGTTCGGTCGTCATCCCCTCACGCATCTTCGGGGTGATGCCGACGCCCTCAGGCCGAGTAGCTACCCATTCGAGTGCGGGAAGCTCAGCGCCCAGATCGTCATCGATCCAGAAGAACTTGTCCGGCGCGGTGGCTTCCACGTCGGTACGGATGGCTTCGAGCTTCCACCAGCCCTCACCGTGCCAGGCGTCCTGCTCTCCGGTGAGGACTTCCCATTCCTTGCCGTTGATGCCTAGGGCGGGACTGAGGTCGTTGGCGGCGTCATGCTCCCAGGTGGTGAGCCACTTGATGGTGACGTCTTCGCGGGCACCCAACTCGTTGAGGGCTTCGACGAGGGAGGGGGCGAACATGATGGGGAAACTGTTGACCTTCCGGCGGGCATACTCGCCCCAGCCAGTGGTGGTGGGAACGTGCTTGGTCACGGCGTTGATAACGCCGTCCACGTCCAGGTAGATCGTGGTGCTCATACGTCTTCCGTTTCTGTTGGTGTGGTGAGGGTCCAGCCCATGAGTGTTTCGAGGTCGAGTAGTGCGTTGTGGAGTTCGTCCGCTGTGGCCATCCCGGCCGCGTTGTCCTCGATGAGGTCGCGGAGTTTCTGGGTGCGTGGCGGCGCGGTCGTGGGGGTGTGAGTGGCTGAGACCATGAGCTGGGTTTCCTGTCCTGGGTTATGCGGCTTGCGGCACGGGATGGCGTTTGGAGCCTGCCGCGTTTGTCATCCTGGGCACGCGTGTGTCCTCGTGACGGGTGAAGAGTTCGTCGACGTCGCGCTTGAGCCACTTGGCGATCTGTGTCGCCAGGTCCTCTGAGCAGCGGGTCATGGTCCCGGTTTCGAGAGCGCTAATGGCTGCCTGGGTGCATTTGCAGAGCTGGGCCAGCTGGCGCTGTGAGTAGCCTTCGCGTTCGCGGCGCTTCTTGAGAATGGCCGTGCTGATGGGCTTCATGTTGACCTCCCCCCGGAGTCGTGTTCTTGGGCGGCGGGTTGCGCGCCTCTTGTTATCGGTCTTGCTTTGGCTCGTTGCCTTGCCTTGCTGGTACGTGTACATCTTGCTTCCTTTCCTAGTGGCTGACAAGTGAAGTATGCGGCGGTTGTCTTTCACTTGTCAACAGTCCGGCTCGTTTCTCCCGCGATTACGCGGCTATACGGGTTTTACTTGTATTTGAAAAAGTTCGAGACGCTCGTACAAGTAATACAACTAGGTCAAGGATTGAGCCATGCAGAAAAGACCCAAGACGTTGAAGGACGTAGCGCAAGCTGCATCCGACAACAACGGCGGCGCTGGGGGGCGTCAACTGGGCCGAATCGCAGAGAAGGCAGGACTCACACTGTCCTACACAACAGTGGACAAGCTCCTCGCCGGCACCTACACATCGCGACCAGGAAGAAAGACCCTTGAAGCACTCGCCAAGCTCTCCGACCTACCACTCGAAGTCGTTTACGAGGCGGCCCACATGGAACCTCCACAAGCACGACTAGCCGACCAGCTACCACCCGAAGTCGACTCACTCACCATCGAGCAACGCAAGATAGTGATCGATCTCGCACGGCTCTTCATCAAACAGAACCGCGCCATCCAAAAGCTCCAGACCGCCAACACCGAACCGGACGACAACCAGGACGACTACCGCCTGGCAGCCCGCGAAGCAGACGACCAAATCGGGCACGACCAACTGCCCGAAGAACCATAGGGGGAAACCAGATGTCCTACGAGCCAGCAATCAAAAACCGGCGAGAAGCAGTGGCCTACGCCATCGCCGTCCTAGGGTCCTTCATCATGGTCCCCGTCTTGATCATCATGGCCTTCGCCACTCCTGGGACATTCTGGTTCTTCATCATCCTCGCGGTCATCGTCGCCGTCGTAGCCACCCGCTACTCCCGGCACCTCACCGCCTACACACGCCACCAGAAAGAAAACCAGTAACCATGCCCGAAGGAAAAGCACTCCGAGGCCTCATCCAGTCACGACGAGGCGACCGTAACAACCTCGAACTCTCCCGCGACTGCGGAGGCATCCCCACCCAGTCCCGCCTCCAGCAGATGGCCAACAAGCCCATCAAGCTCTTCCCGGACCCCGACACCATCCGAGGTCTCGCCCGCGGCCTCAACGTCACCGTGGAGCAGGTCGTCGCAGCGTGCGCCGCTGACCTTGACCTGCCCATGGGCTCCCCGGACGAGTCCGCCCTCGTCATCGGCGGCGCCCGGTCCCTGCCCGAATCCTCACAGCAGCTCCTGGTGTCCCTCTCCCGGGAAATGTTGCGTCTCTCGGACGCCACCAGCAACCGCTAAAACACGGGGCGCCGGACCCTTTGTCGGTGCCCGCCACTAAGTTCTTGCCCTATGGGGTACGAACGGATGGCAGAACAAATGGGCGTGAGGATCCACTACAAACGCCCGCCCAACGGCTGGTGGGGTGCATGGGACCCCGACCGCCGGCACATCCTCATCCACCCCGATCTGGGGTACATCCAGCGCCGCTCCACCGCCTGGCACGAACTCGGCCACGCCTACTACGAACACGTAGGGTGTAACCCGAAGCAGGAGCTGCAGGCCCGCACATGGGCCGCCCGTCACCTCATCCGCACGCAAGCGTTCATCGACGCTGCCCGGATCACGGACGACCTCATCAGCATCGCCCACCGCCTCCACGTCATGCCCGACGACGTCCGGGCCTGGGAGAAATCGCTGACCCTCGAAGAACTCATCCACATCAGAAAGGAAATCAATGGGCACACTGACTGACCGGGACAAGAGCATCCTGAAGCTCGCCGTGGCCCCGTACAAGTACCCGGCCGCAAGGGAACGCCAGGCAACCGAAGCGTTCGGACTGTCGCCGGTGCACTTCTGGCAGGAGGTCAACCGCCTCGTCGACCACCCGGAGGCGTACCGGTGGGATCCGCAGACCGTGAACCTGCTGTTCCGCCGGCGCATCCACCGGGACCGGCCGCGGCTCGCCTCAAGGATCCTCTGATGGCCCGGGTAGAAGACCTCTGGGTCCGAAAAGACAAGACCCGCACGCCCGTCTATGGGAAGGGCAAACGGTACCGGGCGGAGTGGACCCCGCCCGGGCAGAACAAGCAGCGCAAGAGCTTCACCACCAAGGCCGCGGCCATGGACTTCCTCGCCGAACAGGTGACGGCTATCAACCAGGGCACCTACGTCGCGTCCCGGAGGAAGGTCCTCGTCTCCGACTACGCCGAGACCTGGCAGCGGCACCAGCTGGATCAGCGGGACAGCTCACGGGAATCGATCACAGCGAAGTTCAAGCTCTACATCATCCCGTCCTTCGGGAAGAAGACCCTGGACACGGTCCAACGTTCCGACGTGCAGGAGGCTGTGGGGGAGTGGGCCGAGACCCTGGCCCCCGCCACCATCAAGGTCACCTACGGGTACCTCTCTGCCCTGTTCAAAGCCGCTGTCCTCGATGGGCTAATCCCGAAGAGCCCGTGCGTGGGTATCAAACTCCCCACGGTCGAGGACGTGCCCGTTGTGCCACTCCGGACCGAGGTAGTGCAGCTGCTGGCCGAGAAGATCTACAAACCGTTCCGGCCCATGGTGGTTTTCTGCGCGGCAACCGGGCTCCGCTCTGCCGAGCTACGCGGACTCACCTGGGACCGGGTGGACTTCGACACGTCGATGATCACCATTGACCGGCAGCTCGTGTCCATGAATTCCAAGGACGCGGTATGGGGTCCCCTGAAGACGCCGTCCAGCCGCCGGAACATCCACGTGGGCACTCACTCGCTCCAGCTCCTCAAGACCCTGCGTGAGCAGCCGGAGGGGCCCGGGGGTCTGGTGTTCCACGCGGACGGGCTGGTCATCATCCGGAAGTCAGCCAGCCAGGTGTGGCGCTCTGCTAGGGATAAGGTTCCGGGGCTGGGTGGAGTCAACACGGGCTGGCACCAGCTGCGGCACTACCACGCCTCCCAGTTGATCGCCGGCGGCATGTCACCGGTGGCTGTGGCACACAGGCTGGGGCACAAGGACGCAACCGAAACACTGCGGACCTACAGCCATTTATGGCCCGATGACGACACGAAAGCGGCGGCCATCACGGACGGAGGAGTCATGATGGACTTGGAGGCATTTGCCCATGAATTGCCCATGGAGGGTGAGGATGGCCAGTGATGGTGCGGAAAACCTCAGAACCCGGCGTACCGGCTGTCCCATCCGCAAACCGCGTTTGACCACGGGCAACGCGTCGGGGATGCTGAACCGTGCCCGTAATTCCTGAACCCCGCC